ACCTCAAATATATCTCCTAGCTCTTCACGTTTCGATAACCGCCACGGGGTTGCTGTTAGACCAATTACGAGACGATTATCTACTGGTAGGGTTTTCCCCGAAAAAAGGTGCTGTTGTTTCCGAATTACTTCCCATGCTGAGTTTATTTCTTGTAATATCTCTTTTGACTCAGCGTGAACTAGACTAAGGTGTTTGCATTTTTCTTTAGCTTCCTCAAAAGTAATTTTGTAAGGTTCTATGTCCTCTCTTTCTACAGCGATACCTAATACTGCTAATTCGTCACGAATGTCTTTAATTGAGGTTGTTTGCTTACCGTTTTTAAGATTGGGAAAGCTATCTTTAAACCATTGGCAGTAAGCTGATAGATGAACTTCATCGGCTAGTATTACTTCGGGATTAAACCAAGTAATATCTCGTCCTCTAGATAAGGTTTGAGTCGTTGCAATTTGTACTAATTGGTTTCTATCTTCTTTGTAGTTACCAGCAATTACCCCAGCAGATAGTCCAAATTTCCCCAAAGTTTCTAGGGTTTGCTCAATAAGTACCGTAAAAGGTACTACGATTAAAGTCCGACGCTGCCTTTTTACAGTAGCGTCGTAGATTATTTGACAAAAAAATACTGTTTTTCCCCATCCGCAAGGGGCAACGACTAAGGCTCTTTTGTAGATTTTTAGAGCGTCATACAGTTCTCTTTTAAGAGCTTTTTGGTCATCTCTTAATTGAATTTGTGGTTTAGTCGGTACGAAAAGTGTTTGTGCTTGTAGTGCTAGTGTCATGTTTTTATTTCAGATTATATTTTGGTTTTAATAAAATCCATAGTCAATTGTAAGCAACTACCTTTTTCAACCTTTTTAGACAAATCTATTTTGATTTGTATTTCATTTTCGATAAAGTCTAAGATAGGTTTTATTATTTTTTTTGTTTCTGGTAGTAAAATATACAAATGTTTACCATCTCCCTGTATTTTTTTCCTGTTTGATTTTATTTCAACCCAACTAAGATAAGGTACAGAATTATACTCTAAAGCTAAACAAGCTTCTACTGTAACTATTAATTTTTTAGAATATTTATTTTGATATTCAATCCATACCCCGTATTGACATTGAGTTAGACTTTGACAAAAAATTTCCAGTGTTCCCTGTAGATAGGAAAATCCGTCTTCCGTCTTTATTTGCCATTCTGAGTAATTAGACTGACTAAAAGTTTCTCTACAAAAAACCTCAATTTGTTTTAATGCTTCTGTTTTGTTCATTAGCGTTAATCCTCAGCTTTAATTGTTTTGATAAAACCTAAAATAGTTTCCATTATTTTTGTTGCTTCTGGAATCAAAATATCGAACTCTTCTTTGTTTCCGCTTGGATAAAGATTATATCTTGAGGTTTCATTGTTTCTGTCAAGACTGTAGTTCCAATGCAGGACAACCAAAGACCCGCCTAACGTACCTTCTATTGTGATTTTTTCAAAGCATTTGTTTATCAATTGATATTCAGTCGAATTTTCTCGACATTCAATCAAAACTTCATACTTTTTGCATTTTATTAACTTACCATAAGTTTTGTAAAGATAATCTTCTTTAATTACTAAAGTTCCTATTAAACGAATACATTTGTCGTCTGCGACTGTATCCCACTCTGAGATGTCCACCGTATCGTATTCGGAGATACTCATCTGCTCAAAAGTTTTTTTAAAGAAATCTCTGATTTCTTTAAGTGACGCTTTTTTTAATAGTTCCATTGTTATTACCTCAAATACAAATAACTAAATCGTTGACACAAACATTGACAAATTCCTTGCAGTCGTATCGAGAATTATTGCAAGCTTGAATAATAGAGGTATTTTCTTCAACAGAAATAATCATTCCTGACCCTTTATAAAGAATACGATGACCAATGAAGTCGCTAGTTATCGGGTCGTATATTGGCTTGTTTGTAATCGAATAAACTAGATGAGAAGTATCTATTCGGATACAATTTAATTTACCACGGTTTATTACTACTTTAAAATTATCGATAACTTCAATTACCTTAGCTGGATACGTTCCTTTAGGCAGAAGTCCTAACTCTTTGTTTGTCGCCATTGTTTTAACTCTTAGTAATGTTTTTACTCTTGGATTTCATCGAGAATGAAATTAAAAATGTCTAGCATTACTTTTCGGTATTGACTAACTAATTTCCAATGTTCTGCACTCCATAGCTCATGTCTATAATAGGCAAAATTCTTAAAAACTATAATGTCTTCATACCGATCACTCATGTCTTCAGTAGGAGGATTTATCCAAATTTTAAACCTTCCTATTTGGTTATTTTGCCACTGAACACACTTAAGTCGTCCGTCTAATCCCGTACAAAAACTGTATCTAATCTCTATGTTGTCATTAGAAAAAGTTAAGCATTGAATGATTTTGTAGTCATTATCTGTAAAATCAGAATTCCAGTCTAAATCCGGGTATTTTTCTTTACAGAAATTGAATATTTTCTCTGCTACTTGTTTTATGTCCATTTGTTGCTCCTGTCTATTCTTGGATTTCGTCTTCAATAAAATTAAAGATTTCTCTCACTATTTTTCTGGCTTGTTTTACTACACTCCAGCTATCATCATTCCACTCGTCATGGGTTGCAATCATAAACTCTAACTCGCTATCCTTATTATGGTTTAGACTTACTTGAAAACTACCTGACCAGGGAAGTAAAGATTTTTCTTCTGATTGAGATATTAGAAGCAACCCTAGTATATAATCGTAAGTAGCTTCTTTTTTGTAAGAATAACGCTCTTGTTTTTCCTCTGAGCGAATTTCTAGTTCTAGTTTAAACAAAGAGCAAGAACCAAAAATAAAGTGAATATCCTTACAACCATCAATATCATTATAAGAGTAATTCCATACCCATTTTAAATCTGGGTATCTTCCCTCACAAAAATTAAATAACTTTTCCGCTATTTGCCATGTGTTCATTTGTTACTCCTGTTGGGTGAAATTATTAGGAAATACCTACTGTTTCTTCTACTACAATGCCACGATGCCCGTTGCGGCTTAAAGCGTCCAAGTAAGCCATTAGCCGGCTTTCGTGCATAGAAGCTTTAATCTTGCAAGGCTTATTTCTTCTATCTATTGACCTGATCGTGTATCTCATTGTCTCCAATCCTTTAAGTGTTTTCTACAATTTTCTAAATGCGCTTTAAATCTTTTGGCAGACTCTTGCTCATCTGTCCCTCTGATAAGTCCTTTGTTCTTATCAATGTCATCCTGACTTGATAATTTAGCCCATGCTTTTTTAGTTTCTTTTGCCATGATTACACCTTTACTTTTTCAAATCCACGCTGTTCTAAAATTTTATTATACTCTTTGATTTTCGAGTATAAAACGTTACGTTTTTTGCGTACATTTTCCCCAGTTTCCTGCTTGGAAATTCGATATTGTTCTGCGTAAAAATCAGCGTAATAACTAATTTTAGCAGTGTCCATATTTGCAATAAGCCTCATGATTTTCTCCTTGATTCATTACTTAAATCTTACATTATTTTACTAGAATTGTCAAGAAATTTCTGTGAAATCTTCTTTTCTAAAACAGTAAAAATGTTCTCCTTTTGTGAGGTGATCGAGTGACTCAAAGTGATAGTAGATTCCCATAGCAGTCTTAACAATCCCCAGTGGTTTGCACCGGGGGAAAATACGTCCATAGGAATTGACACGATAAACCTTTTCAGGGTATCGAGAGGGAAGGTATTGTCCGATCATTAGGTATTTATATCCTGTAGATAACAGTTAGAGAATGGAATTGAAAAAGTGATCGCAGACCCATTTAAGGTAGTTTCTACCCTCAAAAGCCATTGATTGTCAAAAGTGTCAAAAGTTGCTTCTATAACTTTTCCGACCGCTCTTGGTGGGATAGTTCGCTCTCCTATCTCTACAGATGCAGCCGTTCGTATTAATACGGTTTCTTTTTCGAGATCAGGGAGGCTATCGATATGGACACCATCAGCCGATAACTCATCGACTGGCTCTGATTCAACTTCTACTATCTCAGTGTCAGAAACTGGTTCGGGTTTTGGTGTGGGAGTGGGAGCCTGGACAATTTCTTCTTTTATCTCTGATTGGTATTCTAGGGATTCATCCTCTATCTCAAAAGCTTCTAATTCTTTTGGCTCTTGATAGTGCAGTATCATACCCCTTGATTTGACCTCTAGTCGTCCATAGCCAGCTTGCTCTAGCTGAGTAAGTAGGGTACGGGCGATAGATGTATTTACTTTTTCCCCATTAATTTTACGCCCGCCGAATTTTTGGGCAACGTCCCGAGGCTTGATTTGGCCTGCGCTTTTGACAATCTCCCATATCTCAGATAAAATTCCCTGTACTGGATTTTCGTCCTGAGATGTAACTCCTTGAATTGTCAAGAATTGACTGATATAGAAGTCGGTCATCTTAGCAGCTTTAATAGCTGTTTGTACAGGAATACTGTAAAGATTAGTATTATCTGGATCAAATATCCAATTCAGAAGATGGATACTTAATGTAAGCCTTAAAAAAGTCTTCATTTGCTTTCCTAGATAGGAAGCAAATGATGGATTAATCGCTCGATACTTCTTAATAAGTATCTCGTAGTGATACTTGATACCCCAGGCATAACTTTCTCCGATTTCGCTAAACCAGCAATTATGAGGATCGACAATCCCATCCTCATCAGCTTCTAGGCTAATTCCACTGATTTGATTGACCAGTGTTTCGATACACTCATCGATAGAATTAGGGTCTTCTGGCGGCTTACCAGGACGAGGATCAAGGGGTTCATGTAGCAAGAAAAGATACCGAGAAACTGCCCCATCGACATCATTAGATAAATCAAGATATTTCCTAAGTTTCTCGACTTGTATCCCACCTAATTTATTAAGTGTTTGCCCATCTAAATAGTATCGATTGTCTTTGTTTACGCGGTCAAAAGTATTTCGGATAGGGCCATTCCAGTTGCTTAAGTCTCGTTGCCGGTCGTTACCTTTACCACCTGATCGGTACTGATTTAATCCTTCAAAAAATCCCGATAATTCGTCATATACGACTACCCCACCTTGCCAAGAAGGTTGCGAGGACATCGTTTTTAAGATGCCATCAAGAGTACCTTCATCATAAAACCACCGACGCGCCTGACAGTGTTCTTTTTCGTAAAGACGAGGGTTGATTTCAGCGTTTGTTTTGTTTGCCTTGCGATCTGATGCTGACATCTCTTGCCACGCAGCTTTTAGATCGTCTAGGGTGGATTGTTCCTTAGTAACTCTTTTCTGCTCGGCTAAATCTTTTCTTTTCAAAACCCGACAAACTTCGTTTTGAGTGAGGGTTTTTCCAGTAGAAACCCCGCCTAAATCTGCACAATAGAAGATCGGGTATTCCTTCCAGCATTCCCTTTCTCTTGCAGTAGTTCGGAGGTTAATTGCAAACCGACTTCCTAAAATAGCTCCTAGTATTGGCCATAAAGAATGCAGTAACCGAATCGGGGGTTGATTTAATGTCTTGGCACGGCTTATAATCGCTTCGGCTAAAGGTTTCGGAAGTATCTCAAAAAGATCAATCTCTTTCTGCTGATAATGCTTACCTTTCAGGAACCCTTCTAATCCTGATTTGATAGCGTCCCCTTCTGCTATTTCTGTTTTACGGATTTCAATTAAATGTCGTATGTCCGATGGTTTCTTACCAGTGGCTTTTGCCCACAGATCGACTTTTTCTTGCCACTGAGTTCGGGTAATTTCGTCTTGACCAATACAGCCGTCAATAGCTGTTATTAGGTCTTGAAAAGTCATCGTTTCTTTTGCTATGGTTTCTTTTTCTTTTCTCTCTTTTATTTCTTTTGGTTTATCAACTATCGAAGTTAACAATGTATCGAGGGTTACCTTCTTTTCCTCAATCCAATTAAGAATATCTACCCCTTGAGAATCTGGTAAATGATTCCACAAAGGAGAATCTGGATAGGCATAAAGCCATTTTGCATCGGGGAAATCTTGATAAATTTTCTGGCAGTGAGCCACCCCCCCTTTGTCACGATCAGGGCATAAAATCAGATTTGCTCCCTTTAAAGCTTCTGTGTGGGACGGTTGCCATTTCTTTGATCCGCCTATATTACAAGTGGCAACTAATCCTAGAGATTCAAGCTTTTCTACTTTAGTCTCACCCTCAACTATGAAAATCTGGATTCCTTCTTTAATAGCCTTTTCTAGGCGGTCCTGACGATAAAGAGGTATATCTTTGTACTCAATATCGCCTATGCCCCACTTCCAAGTTTTACCATTGTCTGTAGAGTGCTGTTGTTTTATGTCTTTGTCCCATCTTTGCTTTTCTGTATCAAAATAATCTTTCCGGTACACACGGACTCTTAACCCATTGGCAAGAGGGGGATAAAGGAAGTATTGGGCTTTTTCTTCTTTATAGGCAGAAAATTTGGGTTCTTTCTTGAGATAGTAGAGCGGTGTACCCTCACTATCTACTTTGCTCGATTTTTCCCATCCTGGTGCGGGGTCGTAGTTTCGCTTGCATACCGAGAGTAGATTGCCGTCCTCGGCTGTGTACATATAGCACCAATCAGGCTTACCACAGTGGGGGCAAGGATTGTTTTTATCGATCTTGACACGGTTCGAGGATTGTGTTACCATAAATGTTATTGAAATAAAAGAAAAGTGTGTTGTTTACACGACCCGCCTCTGAGCGGGTTTTTTGTTGGGTGGATAAGGTGGACTAGAACAAATCAAGGTATCTGCTATTCTAGCAGAATTTTCTTGATCGGTAAATACTACACTTACACTACACCTGTAAATCCTTGCTACGCTTAGGTTTTAGATTTATGCAAAGAGTTGTAAAAGGCATTTTCGCCCTCTTTTCTGGCACTGAGTTCGGCATCAATGGGGATAGAAAGGTAGGACTTTAGTGCAATTTCAATTGCCTCTTGGGTTTTTAAGCCTAAAGCGTCTGACCTTTGACACATCTCAGCCCATAGCTCTTTTTTAACCCGGATTGACACAACTTTTATTGGAGCATCTTGATTGGCAGACATGGCTTAATTTACAGAATTTTCTATATTGTATCATAAAAGTCGAGATTGCTTGTAAGTTTTTTGTAAGTTTTTTGTAAGGTAGTGTAAGATAAAGGTATCTTATCAAAATACACTTTTATGGCTACACCACGATTCAATAGCGACGGAACACCCTGCAAACGAGTAAAAGCTTCGGCTCTGACAGAAAAAGGGATAAGCAAAATGTCCGATACTATTAAGGCAAAAAGGATGGGGCTAGGCATGACCCAAGCCGAATTTACTGAGTGGATACTAAAAGAAGGCCGGCGATTGGGATTACCTGGCACAGAATTTTCTGGGGGAGCGGTTCAAAACTGGGAGCTAAAAAATATCGCTAGTTGCCCTGATCTAGGGAATATGCGATTACTAGCTGCTGTATTTGGTCTTGATACAGATTCTTTTGTGAATTATCTTAATGGCGACTGGCCAACAATTCAGGATTTTCTAAAAGATCCAATCAATCAAAAAAAAGGATTGTGTTAAAAATCCTAATTTAGTTCCCGAACTTTTTCAGGAAGCTGATACTCAAGTTAAAGCAAAGCTTGTAATTGAAGAAGTTAAGTCTCTTTACTCAAGGCTAGATGAGTTACAGAAGATGATTAAAGAGATCGATCTAGAAGATGTGAAAGCTTTTCTGTGTTCCGCCCCAAAAGATTTACAGAAAGAGGTTTATCAATATTTACAGGAGAAACTGATCGGAGCATAACAAGAAAGAACAGGGGGTTAACCCTCTGTTTTTTATTTGAGATTTATTGAAACATATCATTTGTTGCTTGATATGTTCTAACTGGAGTAAATCCTTCTTTATCTTTTCGGTTAATTCCATAGTCACTTAAGTACGGACCGTAAAGGGGAATACTTTCTAAATGCCTATAATAATCCTTTAAGTTCCATCGGCTGCCATCAGAAAATACATAAACTGTATATCCGTAAACTATTTCAATTTTTTCTAGACTCCCAAGTATTCTTTTTGAATGAACACTTCTAAAAATCTTTTTTTCTGCCTGTTTTTTTTCTTGTTCTATTTTTTCTGGACTCAGTTGTACAGGGTCAGGACAAAGCCACTCTGTTTCACGAGCAGGACAATCTGAAGAGACGAAAAAATACATAATACTCCTAATTGTTTTGATTTTTTAACTAATTATTGATCACTTACATATGATAACTGATAACTAAGAATTTGTATATCAAGTGTAATGCGCCCTATCTCAATTAATAAAACTTTAATCGTTTCTAATGCGCATCTTGCTTCTACACAGTCTAAAGACACTAATTTATCAAGCATTTGTTCATAGAGAATCGCTTTTCCCTCTTTATTGAAGCCATTAGCATCTTCTAGCTCTAATAATTTTTCGATCATTTCTTGAAGCTGAAAAGAGGCTGGCTCATTTAATATTAGTGGCTTTGTCATTGTTTTACTCCTAATTGTTTTGATTTTTAGTTGATAACTGATAGCTAATTTTAAACTAATCTAACTTAGATAGTAAAGTTTCAATTGTCTTTAGCGCATTCCCTGCTGCTACACATCCGTCTTGAGAAGCTAAAAGCGACAAATCTAAAAGCATTAGTTCAAAAAAGACTGTTTTTTCTTCTTTGCTAGAAAAGGGAAAAATATCGTGGACTTTATCTGCTAGTTTTGTGGCCATCAGTAGAATTTCGGGGTTGAGTGCATTTTTTTGGTTCATTGTTTTTTTCCAGTTTAGATAGCAGGGTTTCAATCGCTTGGAATGCAGTTCCACACCAGCTTGTCATGTGCCTGTTAAATCTATAGCAATTGTAGAGGTTTGTAAGCATTTGCTCAAAAATATCTTCTCGATCTCCTCTTTCTAAAGAAGCAAATATTTCTCTACCGACTGTATCTGCTAATTTTTGGGATAGCAGTCTAATTTGAGTTTTTGTGCGTTCGTGATATTGGATCATCGGGTTCTTTTAATTTATTTAGCAATTTTTTACTGATAACTGACAACTAATCCTAACTTAATCTCTCTACAAAATCAATGACTTTTTCCCATAACTCTTTGGGAAAGTCCACACTCATTGTATCATCATCTGTTTGCCTTGCATTCCCTTCGGTTGCTAAAGTCATTAATAGATATTTAACTTCTTTAGCTTTCGGAGTAAGTTTAATGGGTTTTGGCTCTAATTCGTCACCGGGTTTTACGGTTCCATTGGAGTCCAAAAAGGTTGGATTTTTAGACTCTATAAGGTTAGCTGCTACAGATTGAACTAATTCTCCAGTGGCTTTTATCCCTTTTTCTTCTGCCATAGCTACAGTCTCTAAAAGAACATTTTCTTTCTCTGAAAGTGTTAGTTCATTTTTCCTTACAAGATTGTGTAAAGTCGTTTCCGATACTTTACCTTCGATTGCTTTTAATGTCGGACTAGACATCGAGGAAATCTCTAAAGTTCGATCATATTCTGATTTTTTCCATCCAGTTTTTTCGCAAAACTGTTGGCAGGACTGTTCTTCAGTTAAGCCTTCTGATGTATCCTCATGTAGATGTCTTTTGATCAGTTTTGCTTTATCGTACACTGATAACTTTTGGCTGTCAGTGCCGTAAGAGAGCATTTGATACTCTAAATCACGGACGGTCAGACCTGATGCTAGAGGCTTAATAATTGCCGAAACATTAGGAATAATAATTCCTTGAGAGGCTAAAAGCAACCAAGCTAATACCCTTCGATGCCCGTCCATAGGAAACAATCGATCACCGTCTGCAATCAAGTGTAAAGGTTGATAGATTACGCCTGATGCCAGTATCTTATCGGCTAGTTCTTGAATTAACTCCAAGTCGTAGGTAACGCGGGTATTCCATCCGTTTTCACCTGAGATGGACTCGATTAAATCGAGGCTAAAGGTTAAAAGAGTTTCATCAGGCAAGACGTGCATTTTGCTGTCGTCATGAAGCCCTATTCTTGGCCCAATAAAGTCACCATTGGCTAATCTGAAAGAAATTAGCTGGGGATCGACTACGATTAACTCTCCTCTTGCAGACCCATAAGTTCTGATTTTGTCTCTTGATTTTGCGCTCATTTTGTTACTCCTCGGCTGTGCTTGGGTTGTAAGTTAGTCCCCAAATGTGAGACGTTCCGTATATTTCTTTATAATCACCCTCTACTACAAAATTAGAGGCTATAGCGATAGCTTCCATAAACAAGTTAGCATCCTTTTTCAACTGTTTAGGGATAGGAACATCTGTCTTACAAAAAGCAAGAAATAACCACACCCAAAATGTTATTTTCTTTGTAATAGATTGATTCCAATCGTAATTACCAAGAACAAGACAATCCATTATATTGCCCTTGATTGCGGATTTATAAAACAGTTCTAAATAGTCTAATTTAGGATTCTGTTTCACTTCTAATAGTAAAGCATCAACGTATTGTTTAGCTTCGGTAGGCAAGCTATTGTATTTTCTCTGAACTAGCATTGCGCGTTGAATGTTCATTGGGTTACTCCTTCTGTAGATTATTTTTAGTTGTTTCTTGCTTTATTCGTAGTCCCAAACAATGGAAGAATGACATAACCCTCCTCTATAAGGTAACTAGCTATAACAAGAGATTGCAGAAAAAGACAATAGTTTTCTTTGAGAAGTTTAGGTATTGCTACACCTGTTAAAATCGAAAAGATAAACTGGAATATCTTGATTTTTAGGTACCAGAAACACCCTACTTTCCTATTTGAATCAGCGTTAATAAATGCACCGCTTAAAAGACATTCTATATCATTGTCATCTGCTTTGATTACGCTTTCATAAACTCCTTCTAGTAGTTTTGATGTAAAGGGGTTTTTTGATGCTTTAAGAACTAAGCGATCGACATATTGCTTGGCTTCGTTTGGCAACTCAGCGTAGCTTAAGTTGATTAGCACTCGATAGGTCAGGTTTTTCATTTTTTTACTCCTTAATTGTATTGTCGGTTATTTCTTTATACCAGCTTTTTTCTGCTAGAAAAATCGACGCTAGTGTTAAAGCTTCTCTGAAAAGATCAAAATCTTTTTTAAGAGGAGAAGGAATAGTAACTCCTGTACATATAGGCATAAGAATAGTTATAACCCAAAATTTAAACCGATTAATAAAAGAGAGATTCCATTTACCATCGAATAAGTACAGATAGATGTATCCTTTTTGTATATCCCCTTCCCACCACCAGATTAATATCTTGTTAGTTATTTGGCTAGTTTGAGATTTTTTTAATAAATTATCGATCCAATTTTTGGAGTCAAGAGATAATTCGAGATATTTATTTCTAATCATAAGCTTATACAGCCGCTCTTTGAAATACGGGTTGACGTTCACTGTTTTACTCCCCAATTGTGCTAGTTTTTACTTTTAAGGCATTTTTAGGTCTTCATAGCGTTTTCCCCATTCGTTAACAAGAATCGTAATTTCTGGAAGATTAATCGCCTTACCTTTAATCCATATATACGGATTATTTGATTCCGATAAACTTGTTAATGTTTCAAATAGCAAGTTTGTAGATTTCAATTCTACAAATGTTAAATTAATCTTGATTACTTTTTTAGTCTTACCAGAATCGCAAGTAATCCCAAAATCTGCCCTTAATTGCTGTACTTGATCAATACCTACACTAAAAACTAGGTTAGCTACCAATCCATGCAAGCAAATATTTTCGACTTGCCCTGTACTTAAAACTTTCCATTGGTTTTTGCTGCTTTCAACTAAGATTTCTTGTATTTGCTGGGAAGTCAGTTCATCCCACCAATCACGACTTAAGAGATTCAGATTCATTTAATACTCCTTAATTTCCATTTTTGGATTTTTTAGCTTTTCAGGTTTTTATAGGTTGCTGATAACTGACAACTAACTAATTAAAAATCTTCACTGAGAAGTTCACCAGGATCAATGTTTTCACTGCAAACTTCTATTACTGGCTTTTGCCTTGCGTCTATAGCCTTTTGTAAAAGATTAGCTAATTCTTTTTCAGAGGTTGCTTGTTGGGCGACTTGCTCTGCTTCTGATTGAGGTAATCCTTGCTTTACAGCCCAGGTAATTCCAGCTTGCTTGCGATCCTCTGGCAGCGACGACTGTGGTTTGCTTGGCAAAGACACTTCCACATCTACTACATTACCAGATTCGCCAATTTCAGCGCCTAGCTCGTCAGGATTATAAATAGGTGCGCCAAGTGCTAAGTCGGGGCAAAACTCACGGAACCCGTTAGAAATCGCCCTTGCAAAAAGCATATTTTTGGGGTATTTTTTCCAGTTAGGATTCCCTGCGAGAAGTCCTGCTGCTTGGGCATCGTCTTTTGAAAAAGAACTAATCCCCAATGATTCCCAGTTGTTTTGCCAAAGCTCAAAAAACTCTAATTCGCAGATTTCTGGCGTGTGTTTAATTTTTTTGTATCGGTATTTACCCGATCCTTTAATTAAAGCTGCCATTAAATTAGCACTTAGCGCAGGTTTTCCTTGTATTAAATGAATACCAGTCATCGAAGCAAAAGCAGGAATGCCTAGCTCTTTTCCTGCTAAAACTTTGACAAAACATTTAGCAGCACTTTGTACATCCCCAAACATTCCTGATTTTGCCAGAATATCAGAAACTTTGTAAATGTCATCGACTGTTTTAAGTTCTAATGGGGAAGATTTGATATTGACAATTTCACTAGACATAATGTTTCTCCTAAAAAGAAAGGTTGCTAAGATCGCTAAATCTATAAGAAGAAGGAAACTCATCTGTTTCTTTGCCAGCAAAATACTTGACCACACTTGGGCAAGTGACATTATGAGCCTTTGTTACTTCCAGAAGTTTCGACATAACCACTTGCTGTGCTTGATTTAAAAGAAATTCATAGCAAGCATCAGCATCTTCGCCGTCTTCTGGTTTTCCATGAATATTCATACTCACATTCACAGACTCAAAGTTACCAAGATTGATTTTCTGGCTATAATCTACCGAGATATGGGTGATAAGCATCTTTCCTCTAAAATTTGATTAATACAATCTTATAGTAGATTGCTAGAATTGTCAAGCATTTTTAAAAAAAAACTTGCAAAAAACTTACAAAAAGATAATAGTACAGAAGAACTAAGTTATTATCGTTAATAGATTGTAGATAAGGATATTAACAATGAAAGTCTTGATATATATAGGTTTCAGGCTTTGTTAATACTGTTACCACTCTCCCCAGTATTATTTTTTTACCCCTCTTATTGTCTAGTTCGTTTGTCTGGTTAGCGATGCCTGTCAAATTGACTTAAGCCGATTTTGCTTGATTAAGTGCGGTGGAACGCGGTTCGGATTGGCGATGATGGGACGTGAGGATTATCCCCCTTACCTCATATCCAAAAAAGGGGAAGTTATTATATCTTCTTTTCTTTTTTTCTCCATAAAGCATCAACGGCATCAACAAAGCCTGAAACCTAGTCAAGGTAAAGGTTTCGATTGTTAATAAGGTTATTAACAATCGAATTACAAAAGAACAGTAGATATACTTAGCATATTTAAATTAAATACTGCTATCTGCTTAGACGATCGTTGCTAGTGATTCTTTAAAAGGTACTGGATAACTTGAATTTTGAAAAACCCGTACTGTGTAAGCCGATTGGACTGACCCCCAATCGGCTATTTGTTGTGCCTCTGTGTAAACGACGCTTCGGGCTGACGATACTGACCATTCTCGTTTTATTGTGTTTCCATCGTAAATTCTGACTACATAGCTGTCCAATTCTCCTGATGCGTAAGCGATATCGATATAGTCGATCCAACGACCATTTAACCGCGTCCGTCGATACCAAGTAATAATTAAATCGTTATTATCTTTTTCCCCTCTTACGGCACAAGGGAAAGGCTTTAATCCTTCTAAGGTGATTGTGTGAGAGACTTCCTCCTCTATATCAGTCTCAAGTAATCCATTAGGAACTACTTTTAATAAATATTCTCGATTAATATCAGAAAGATTTAAAGGGAATCGAACTAAATAATTAGTTAGTAACACAAATTTTTCTCCTATTATATGCCTAGAGATAGCCGGTTCAGTTCCTTTGACTCCACGAATTGTATATGAAATATCAAAGGTTAGGGGATTGTTGGACACAATAGCAGCATTTTTAAAAGCTATAATTTCTCCGGTAGAAAACCAACCTAATTGTTTGCCTGATAGAAATGTTTCAAGAGTAACTGGCTCTAATTGCCCTGAATTCATGCTTACTCGTATCCAATTTAAATCGTCAATAAAACTAGGAGAAGCGTTGTTAAAATTTGGTGAAAAGCTTAATACAGTGCCAGTTACGCTGTTGACAACATTACCAACAGCAAAATCATAGCTTAATCCGTTGTCATCAGAATAAAATAAGGCTCCTTTCCTAAAACTAGAGTTACCTTCAATTGCCACATAAATTCCTATGTCCGCATCTCGGCTGTTAACTATTGGGCATTCAATAGGAATAGCGTTAGCGCGTCCGTAGGGACGAGGAGTGTTATTGTCTGGCGGAAATTCGTTATCTATAGGAATATCTGGCAAATATCCTACTCCTTGAAATCGAGTAGCTTCAATTTCGATTAAATAATTTACTCCTCTTACTTTCTTTGTAATTTGCATCAATTCTTGATGATAATTGTTATTATCATTAGTAAAAATTACATCCCCAACCTTTAAATTTTCCCATGCTGGTAATAAAAACATTTTTGAGAAAGTTTTTGATTGCGTTTTCCCTAAAAAAAGAATTCTTGAGGCGGTATTCATAAAAAACATATCTATATCTATTAGCTTAGTTTGAAAACTAAGCTCGTTTGTGTGAGTATCTGATGGGTCTTTAGCTACTACGGTAATAGTTTCATAATTTTTTAAAAAATTTAGTCCAGATACTGTAACGGCACTAGGAGTTTCTCTAAAATGAGTCAATTTTTTTTCATTAATGTCAATAGGATTTTCTCCAAATTTTTTAGACCCAAAAGAGCTTTTAGGGATAAAAATAGGATCAGATGATTGTTCTTGTCTTTTAAAAATGATTTTATCTTTTGGCTCCCTTGCCACAATAAAAAAAGCTCTCATAAGTTCTTCTAACTGATCAGCAAAAGATGTCCCATCAAACAATAAATCAAATCCTTGAATTCGGTAATCATCAGGAATGTCAGTTACGTCAATTTGATCGTCTGTTCTACTAGCTAATTTACAAATAGTTTTCAAAATATCTTTTATTTTTGGATTGTTTCCACTTTCTCCAATCACTTCAATATCAATAGTAGGAAATCCAGTGCCGTCATAATTAGCAATCGGATAATTATTAAAAACTAAAAAAGACATTCCAGTAAAAGCAGGTACTGGATTAGATTCTTTTGACTGAATTACTGACGATGGTGTAGTTTGATTGCCAGTATAAATAGTTGTGTGTTCAATAAATTTTAGGCTTTTTTCGTCATTGGTTTCAGAGTTGTAAACAAGGACGCTATTCATCCAAACTCGCCTAACAGAGCCAATTTTTCTAGCAATTGGATAAGCGGCTGTCAGAAAATAAGTGTAAACTTCGGTAGTTTGCCCACCACCACCACCTTTTCCGCCTTGCCTTTCCGATGTGACGACTTCCTTAAGAGGAATCCCCCACATCATAGTTAGCCCTTCTTTCCTCACCCTTCCAAAAGGATAGGATAGGCTTCTGCCGTATTCAGCATCGGGAACACCAGTATCCTCAATTTTTCCTTTTTGTTGGGTAGGGGGTTTAGGAGCAAATAGAGATAACAATAGGTTAGCTCCGATTCCTATCGCTACGGGAATGAGAAAATTAGCCACGGCTTTTTAAAAGATAGTATTTTCTCTATTCTAATAGGTTGAGTAGGAATCGAACCTACCTAAGACGAATTATGAGTTCGTTGCCTTAACCGCTCGGCCATCAACCCTTGACCTATTTAGGAAAAAATAAAGTAGGAGAGATATTAAAAAAATCGGCTAATTTTTGAACGTGAATATCTGTTATCTCTCGCTGCCTATTAAAAATATCATCTAGGATTGATTGATCCTCAAAAATAGATAATAAGTCTTGCTTTTGCAAGTTCTTTAGTTCTAACAAAAATTTCAATAGCTCAACTCCATAAATATCAGGTATTGGCTCTTGATTTTCCTCATACTCATAAATCAAAGTTCCTAAAACATTTAAATACTCCCTTTCTTCTATTGTCAATTGAATTTTATCTAATATGATTTTATCTAAAAAAGAACTGATAACTTTTTCTGTGTTTTCTAGCTTTTCCTTGTCGTAAATAGGACGAGGAGGGTATTGTTTTAATAATTCTAAGTATTTATTTGTATCAAACATAGTGTGACTGTAATCGCTGTAACTTTTTATCATAGGTCAAGTCTTTGATTTTGTCAATATGTTTGATTTTAAGTGGGTTGGGCTGGATTTGCACCAGCGTGGAATTAAATCTACAGATTTACAGTCTGTCGCCTTCGACTACTCGGCCACCAATCCTTGTTTAAATTTATCTTACTATAATTCTTAATGCTTGTCAATCATATTGGTTTTTGATTTTCTTGATTCTTTTGAGATTCTTGCAAATTAAGAAGTTGAAGCATTGCTTCTCTTGCGTCTTTACGCGCCATGCTACAAGTCCAGAGTCTTTGTTCATTGCGCTTGATAATGATAATTTCTGTATTAGAAACTAAACAAACTAAATCATTTTTCTGTTTTATTAGTTGATTAATAGCTTCTAATTTTTGCTTTTGTTCTAATTCAGAAACGGGTTGAGGGGTTTCTCCATACTCTTGTGTGGAGAAAACAACAGCTAACATAAAACTTTTTGTTTCTTTAAACTGAAAACGAATAATCTGCCAACTAAATTCACCATCAGGCTCTAATTCTCGATTCCAAATATTTAGAAAGGTTTCTAAATAATCTTCTAATCCTTTTTGAGTTTGACGGTTTTTATTAATATCACTGAAAAGTCCTTGATGCTGTTGAGGATAGTTTTCAACAGGTTTTACTGACTCACTATCTTGAATAGAGTAAGAATGACAAGAATTAAATGGAAACATAAAGGGCATATTGATTGCTATCAAGATATTAGGAAAGTTTAATAATTTGTTGCAGATTAACTATATTAGATTTATTCTCTGTAAAAATTAAGATTACACCAAAAGGAATCTTTCCAAAAATTTATCAATTTTATATTTTTTTCAGCTATTAATTTTCGCCAAAGACGAAAATTCTCAAAAAAATTATACCATCCAAAAGGAACATTTTCTCTAAGGGTAGTCCAAATAATAGGTAAATAGCTGTCGATAGGTTTATAAAGTTTGTTACAAACATAAATATAAAAACCAAAAGACAAAGTGTAAAACAACCCTTTGGTGATTAACATAAATCCCCACACAAAAATTAAAAACAAATTCAAGATTAAGGCTATCGGTTTTATTTTCATTTTTGGACTTCAACAGATTTTAAGGTTATTACTATATTACTTTACTACAATTAAAGTTATTTGTCTATAACTTTGATAAAAAAATAAATTAGATTTACTTTTTCCGATGTCAGTGTTTTGATTTTCATTAAGATTTCTACTAATTTATCCTTAAGTTCTTTTTTAGTGGGTTCTGTGTCACTTGGTTCATACTTGCAATTTACTTAACAAGCCAAGCCGATTGTTACATAGCCTAATAAGCTACCATCTTCGCTTTTTGCCCTTGCAATCTACTTAACAAGTCAAGCCGATTGTTACTCCGGTAGCTAGAATCCTCGATCGCTACAAGGATATGCTTGCAATCTACTTAACAAGTCAAGCCGATTGTTACTTTAAAGCCGCTATTAATTCAGGTAACCACTGCTTTCTTGCAATCTACTTAACAAGTCAAGCCGATTGTTACCCAGTCTCCCAGAGTGTAAGCTGCGTATAGCCTGCGTTGACTGTTTGCGCGGGTTGCGAGTGGATCGACCTTTTCCTTGTTTTTTTCTTGGGTGTCACTGGCTCGGAGGTCAAAACCAGTAAGGTTTCGAGGGTTTCTTCCCCAAGTAACAATCGGCTGGACTTGCTAAGTAATTCCTCCTGCGCTGATTCCTTATCGAAATCCTTCAGAGGCTTAACTTCCCCGGTACAAGCCGGGTAGCTTCTTACGAAGTCTGCTTTCCCTAAGATGTTGATTGCGGCGGCCACATCTCTGGGTAAAGTACATCCACACTCTAAACATTTATGGGTGCGGGTTGATAAACTTTTTTTAACACGATTGCCACAGCGAGGACAATCTTGGCTAGTGTAAGCTGGTTGAACTTTGATAAACTCTCGGTTGGGAGTTTTCATTTTCGTTTCAAGAAAACCAGTTAATTGTCCTAAACTAGCATCAGCAAAGGATTTATTTAATCCCCCTTTGGCTTTTGCGTTATTGCGTTCGTAGCCTTTACCGTCTTCTCTTTTTTTCGGTTTAGGTCGTCGCATTAAATTCTTTAAGTTGAGGTCTTCTACGGCTACAGCGCCATGATTTTTGACAATATCGGTACTTAGGGCATGATTAAATCCTTTGCGTTGTCTTGCTATTTTTTCGTGAGTTTTGGCAACTTTAGCACGAGTTTTAGCGAGATTTTTGCCGTTTTTATTTTCCCCTGCTTTATACTGTCTAGCGGTTTTTCTTTGCAGTCTTGCTAGTCTTTTTTGCTGTTTTCTATAGTATTTGGGCGGGTCAATTTGTTGTCCGTCGCTGGTACTAATTATATATTCTAGTCCTACGTCAATACCGATTGCTTTATCGGAATCAGGTAGATCATCTACTTCAAATTCACCAAATAGACTTAGATAATATCCCGATGGGTATTTGATAATTGATACGGTAGAGGCTTTTCTGTCACCCCACCGAATGTCTAAAGTATTGTTGATAATCTTTAAATCGCCTAATGTTTTACCACAGCTACCTATAGATATTTTATCCCCTTTTCTAACAGCGCAATTGCTGATCTCAGAATAAAGAGATTTAATTTTATCTTCTTTTCTTTTAAATCTAGGAAGTTTTCTGTCTAAATTCTTTTTATCGAGTTTGGTGTAAGCTTTCCAGGAATCAGCAAGCTTTTTTAAAACCCCTTGGACAAAAGCCATAGGGATGTCCTTGCATAGTTCTGGACATTTTTCTTTTGTAATACAGCCACATAACCCAAAATAATTATCAGATTTTAACCGCCGTTGAATAGGAATATGAACAGAATAAGAGTGACCTGCTTTTTGTCTTTTTTCTCTAGCTATCTGTATTTTAACTTTTTGCTTGCCAGTTAAATATTTGGGGGTGTAAAGGGGATTAGGAAGGGATTTACCTTTTTCGTTTTTCAGGGAGTCAATAAATTGAGGTTTTTTAGCTAAACGACGTTTAACCCGTTTAACTGGTTTTCCTGTTATTTTCTCAAGCTCGT